GAAGGGAATAGTTATACAAGCGCATGCGCATGGAGTGCTAAGAGGGTTACATGAAGATCACGGAGAGCCAGCTTAGAAGAATCATACGTGAAGCTATGAGAGATAAGAAGGGCTTTTGGGTTACCTACGACCAGCTCGATCCTGATGGCTTTGGTTCGGAGCGTAAGGTCGTAGGCCCATTCCCGTCTATGGATGTAGCGAACGCCACAATAAACCGCATCAAAAAGAAGCAACGTGGCCTCGCACGTAATCTTGAGGTAACCAACTCACCTCCGGGAGAAATGTTTTGAAAATCACAACCCGCCAACTTAGAAGAATCATTAAGGAAGAGGCTGCAAAGCTCAACGAGTCCGATATGGGCGTTGGTATGGATAGAGCATTCCTAGATGCCATGTCAATGGCTGCAAATGATCTTTACGCAGATCTGCGCGATGAGGTTGATCCTTTCGAGATTGAAGAGGTGCTTGTGAGGCTTGCTGATCAGGCAAAGCCAGGCACTGCGCTTCACCGCATGCTTGGTGATGTCGCTCAAGGCGAGGATTACTGAGTAATGCCCGGGCAGCATGAAACAATCAGGCTGCTCGTCAGGCGTATACTTGAGTCTTCGTTGATTGATGAGGATGATGAGCAAGAAGGTGAAGAGCAAGACGAAGCGAACGTCTCCAGCGCTGTTGGTGGCGTCACAACACCTCTTGGAACGGGCCCTCATTATCCCAACCGTGAGCCGGGCAGCCGGGTTCCACCCTATGTCGCAGCTGGAAAAGCTTTTGGCAACGCAAAGCTAGCAAAGAAGAAAAGGGGAAAGAAATGAAAATCACGAAGAGACAGCTTAGAAGGATCATCAAGGAAGAGAAGGCACGCCTAGATGAAGGCGCTAGCGTCACAGCGGTTGATCGTCTCAACGATGCAATGGATGATTACGTCTCCTCGTATTTGAGCAGAACTCCCGCCGCCCCCCTCGATGTGCTGGAAGCGTTGAGGGAAGAAGTTGAAGGATACATCGAGTTTAAGAGCTCTGAATTTCTTCCATAACAAACAAAACTATTTGAAAATTTACTACATTTGACATACAGTTTGAAGGGTGGAAACACCCTTTGAAAACAGCGATAGCAAAGTTACCAATTTGGAGGTTTGAATGGCTATTGATTTTGATGCGCTGCGCCGCAAGCTCGGCCAGCTGAGTGGCAATAATTCTCGTCGCAATGTGATGTGGCGACCACAGGAAGGCGAGACCTCGACCGTCCGTCTCATCTCCTTTCCAGACAATGATGGACAGCCTTTTGCTGAGCGTTGGTTCTACTACGGAATCGGTGCAAACCGCGGGCTCCTGACTCTTCACCAGTTCGGTAAGCCCGATCCATTCCAGGAGCTTATCAACAAGCTTCGAGACGATGGCTCGAAGGAGTCTTACGAGCTTGCGAAGAAGCTCTATCCAAAGATGCGAAGCTACGCATTGGTCGTCGTCCGAGGAGAGGAAGACAAGGGTGTTCGCATCTGGTCCTTCGGCAAGACCGTGTATCAGGAGCTTCTGAACATCATGCTCGACGAGGACTTCGGTGATATCACTGATCCTCTTGAGGGATTTGACATCAAGGTCGAGTGCACAAAGCAGCCTGGCCGAAAGTGGGCAATGACCTCCGTTCGTGCTCGTCCTCGTTCCACTCCTCTCTCTGAGGACAAGAAGCAGATCAAGCAGTGGATGGATAACCTTCCGAACCTTGATGATCTGTATTCTCCAAAGTCCTATGATGAGCTTGAGAAGATCATCAACGAGTGGCTCGATGCTGGTGCTCCTGATGAGGAGACGGCTAGGTCGATGCAGCAGAATGAGCAGCGTTCTCCTGCACCTGAGCAGCAGTCGAATTCAGATGTGTCGAATGCTTCGAGTGCTTCTTCAACGAAGTACAAGGATCTCGATGATGCATTCAATGACCTCGCTAACTTCTAGCTAAGTCATTTGGATTGATCGTTGAACAGCGCCTTCGGGCGCTGTTATTTTTTTGTGTGGAGTTTGAAATGGCAAAGACAAAGAAGAAGCAGCAAGAAGATGATTTTACGGCAGACCTCATTTCGCAGCTCAACAAAGAGTGTGGAACAAAGGTCGCGTACAACCTCGCATATGATGATTCACCAACCCATGTCAATCGTTGGATCGGCACAGGTTCCAGACAGCTTGACACGATTGTTGCAAATCACCTGAACGGAGGGCTACCGGAAGGAAGGATCGTCGAGATCTTTGGCCCACCGTCTATCGGCAAGTCACATATTGCAATCCAGCTCGCTGTCAGTACCCAAAAGATGGGCGGAATCGTTGTCTATATTGACACAGAGAATGCAACGTCGGTAGAGAATCTTTCTCTTCTGGGTGTCAATATCAAGAAGCGATTCGTGTACGTCGATACACATTGCACGGAAGAGGTCTTGAGTATTGCTGAGGCAACGATCATGAAGGCTCGTGCAATGCAGAAGGATGTTCCGATCACAATCATCTGGGACTCTGTCGCGGCGTCTTCTCCAAAGGCAGAGCTTGTTGGGGACTATGACAAGGACAGCATCGGCCTTCAGGCTCGCGCAATCTCAAAGGGTATGAGAAAGATCAACGGAATCATCGCGAACCAGAAGGTACAGATTGTATGACTCAACCAGATCCGAACGAAGATCGGTGTCATGTACGGTGACCCAACCACAACACCCGGAGGAAAGGCAATCCCATTCCACTCCTCGGTTCGAATCAAGCTCGGCGCTGGTCGACCGATCGAGAACAAGGACAAGGAAGTAATTGGCATCAACGTCTCTGCAAAGACAATCAAGAACAAGGTGGCGCCTCCATTCAGGACGGTCAAGTTCCAGATTCACTTTGGCAAGGGAATCTTTGAGCATGAAGAGCTGTTTGATGAGCTTCGGCGTTTCGATCCTGTCATCAAGGACGGCAAGGAGATTGACGTCAGCGGTACGGGCGCGTGGAAGAATTTCACTGTGAAGGATGTCAAGACAGGCGAGACAATCATTAGCAAGAAGTTCTACAAGGCAGATTTCGGAGAGATCATTGATAATCCTGAGTACAAGGAATATATTGATGCGCTGATCGAGAATGCCTTCGTTCGTCGAGCTGAGATTGACGTTGATACCGAGTCGTATGAAGAAGTCAGAGCAATCTCAATGGAGCTTGAGGACGAGTTCATTTCTCCGGAGTGATTCATGATTTTGCTCGTTGATGGTCTCAACAGCTTTTTCAGATACTATTGCGCGAATCCAACGATGACGCAGAATGGAGATCCCGCAGGAGGCGTTGCGGGATTTCTTGGGATGCTTGCGAAATTATCGGAACAGTTTTCCCCATCCGAAATACACGTTGTATGGGAGGGTGGTGGGAGCCTTCGACGCAGGGCAATCTTTCCTGGTTACAAGAAGGGAAAGAAGCCACAGAAGATGAACCGCTACTACGATGATGAGATACCTGACTCTGATCAAAACAGGCTGTCTCAGGTTGCTTTTTTGACGAAGTGCCTGAGACAGCTACCGATCAGGCAACACTACATCAAGGACTGCGAAGCCGATGATGTGATTGGGTATCTTGCAAGGTACAAATTCGAAGATTCGCAAGTCATGATCGTCTCGTCTGATCGAGACTTTTATCAACTAATCGATGATCGAGTTCGAGTCTGGTCGCCGGGTCAAAAGAAGATTATCGAAAAATCTGACGTTCTTGAAAAGATGCATTCGCTTCCGTCGAATATGCCTACTGCGAGAGCGTGCGTTGGAGATTCGTCGGATAGCATTGATGGTGTGAAAGGTGTTGGGCTGAAGAGTCTCTCAAATAGAATTGAGATTTTGCGGTCAGTCGAGAATGTTTCTCTTGATGACTTATTTAGGGAATGCCAGCTAAAAGCAGCGACGTCGAAGGCACGCATATATGCAAATATCCTTGAAAACGAAGATCTCATCAGGCGCAATTTCAGACTCATGCACCTTGATGTCTCAAACCTCGCTGGCGATCAAATACAGAAAATCGAAGGAAGCTTAGAGATCTATGAGAAGAACTACAACAAGATCGGATTCTTGAGCTGTCTAAAAAAGTTTGGTCTAGTAAACTACGACCCATCCAGGTTATTCTTGTCCATGAACATCTTGAACAGACGGTAGGTAAATGCAACAAGCAGAAAGAGTCGATCTACAGGGGCACAATTCGTGCTTCTCTCACTACGGTAAGCCATTCCAGGAAAAGATCTTTCAGGGTCTGCTCATGGACAAAGAATGGGCAGCACAGATGTATGAGGTCATGCTCCCAGAGTTCTTTGATCTCAACTATCTCAATTACCTGACACGTCTTTACTTCAAGTACTACAATCAATACAAGGCGTTTCCAACTCTTCAGCTCTTGATCACGATCATCAAGGAAGACCTCAGCGAAGGAAATGATGTAATTCTGAGAGACCAGATTGTTGAGTTCCTTCATCGCCTCAAGTCAAATCCTCACCCTGGCGACATCGGTTACGTCAAGGACAAGACTCTAGATTTTTGCAAGCGCCAAGCTTTCAAGGATGCTTTGCACAAGGCCGTTGAACTGATCCAAACAGATCGTTTCGACAGCGTCATCGAACTGATGAAGGATGCCGTTGCAGTAGGTATGCCACACTCTATCGGTCATGATTTCTTTGAAGACATCGAGGCACGATTTGTAAAGATGCATCGCATTCCATGCCCGACTGGGTTGAAGAAGATTGATGCCCCTGATATTCTTGATGGCGGCCTGGGACGTGGTGAGATTGGTGTCGTTACGGGAAACACCGGATTTGGAAAGTCTCACTACCTTGTTGCGATGGGCGCCAATGCCTTGCGTCATGGCAAGAACGTTCTTCACTATACATTCGAGCTGACAGAAACTGCTGTCGGTAGAAGGTATGATGCAAACCTCACTGGAATCGACGTCAATGATTTGATTGGATCAAAGCAAAGGGTCCTCGATTTCTATGAGAACGAAGAGCTTGGCCGGCTGATTATCAAGGAATATCCCACAGGTTCAGCAAGCGTCATCACGATCAGGAATCACATCGAGAAGCTTTCCCTAAAGGGATTCAAGCCAAGCCTGATCGTGATTGACTATGCAGATATTATGAAGTCGACAAAGTCATATGACTCACTGAGGCACGAGCTTAAGCTTGTCTACGAGGAGCTCAGAAACCTTGCGATGGAACTGAATGTTCCAGTCTGGACAGCAAGTCAGGCAAACAGGGATTCCGCAAATAGCGACATCGTTGGTCTCGAAAACATGTCCGAAGCATATGGAAAGGCAATGGTCGCTGACGTTGTCGTTTCATTGAGCCGAAAGGCAATGGAGAAGTCGACGGGATTTGGTCGCCTCTACATTGCAAAGAACCGTGCAGGCCGTGATGGAATCTTGTTCCCTATGAACATTAACACTGCACAGTCACGAATTACTTTGTTGGATGAATCAGAACTGACTCTTAACGAAGCTGTGCAACAGGACAGTAGCGCCGAGAAGGATTTGCTGCGTAAGAAGTGGCGAGAGGTCACGAAGAAGCTTTCAAGCACTGAGGAGAATTGATGAGTTATGATGTGTCGGAGTCGTTTGATGCAAGCATGGTATATTTTAACGGAGATGAGCTGGCATCCAGCGTCTTTTCAGGAAAGTATTCACTTCCTGACGGGGCAGGGAAGGTTCTAGAGCTGACTCCTCTTGAGATGCATCGTAGGCTTGCGAGGGAGTTTGCAAGAGTTGAATCGTCATATGACAATGCGATGAGTGAGGATGAGATTTTTGAGCTCCTTGCAGACTGGTCAATTGTTCCCCAGGGTTCACCACTCAGTGGGATTGGGAACTGGAGCCAAGTTCAGAGTCTGTCCAATTGTTTCGTGATCGAGCCACCTCAGGATAGCTACGCAGGAATTTTGCGAGCTGATCAAGAGCAGGTCCAGATCATGAAGAGGCGCGGTGGGGTAGGCTTCGACGTCAGCAAGATCAGACCAAAGGGTGAACCAACAGCTAACGCTGCACGAACGACGGATGGCATTGCTGTTTTTATGGATCGATTCTCAAACTCGTGTCGCGAGGTTGCACAAGGAGGTCGCCGTGGTGCATTGATGCTCACAATCGATTGTCGGCATCCGGAGGTTGAGACGTTCATTGACATCAAGCGCGACCGAAAGCGTGTAACCGGCGCAAATATTTCAGTTCGCTTCAACGACGAATTTATGACCGCAGTCGACAACGATGGAGAGTATGTTCTTCGATGGCCTGTCGATGCATCTCTTGATGATGCAGCAGTGACAAAGACCGTTCGGGCTAGAGAAGTCTGGGAAAAGTTTGTTGACTCAGCATGGGAGTGTGCTGAGCCTGGTGCTCTTTTTTGGGATACGGTTCAATCTGGTCCAGCTGATTGCTATTCATCGGTTGGCTATGAGACAGTTTCTACAAATCCCTGTGCAGAGATTCCTCTGAGCCCATATGATAGCTGTCGCCTTATGGTCGTCAACCTTGTGAACTTTGTGAGAAATCCATTTCTTGAGACTGCATGGTTCGATTACGAGGAATTCAAGCGCGTTGTTTCATGCGCACAACGCCTCATGGATGACTTGATTGATCTTGAGACAGAGGCCGTCGACCGAATCATCTCGAAGATCATGGCAGATCCAGAGCCTCAAGACGTGAAGCAGATTGAGATTGACCTATGGAAGAAGGTCAAGGCAGCCACACTGGGAGGGCGCAGGACAGGACTTGGAGTGACTGCACTCGGCGACGCACTCGCTGCGCTAGGATTGAAGTATGGAACTGATGCTAGCATTGAGGCAACTGACGAGATCTACATGTCGCTAGCTG